TTCTTAAAGGTTATCATTTATAACCTCTTTGTTAGTTGAAAAAAAAGCCACTTTAATTAGTGGCTTTTTTTATTATATAATTCCATTTTCTTTAAATTCATCAATTAGATCAAATTGTATAGCTATTTTGAAAAAATAGTTAGTTATAATAGCTATTTCACCATAACTAATATTTTGCTCAACACCTACTTGTTTTTGATAATTAATAGCTTGTTGTATTGCTTGATCTTTATTTTCTGGTAAGTTATTATAAAGATTATAATGTTTTAATGTATTATCTCTGGTTAGTTTCATTTTATAGTTTCCTTATGTTGTTATTATAATATTTCAAATAATGTAGTTAAGTCTTTTACTTTAAAATCATCTGGTAAAATTAGATTTATATCCTGCTCAAATTGTCTATTTAATAATAATAGTTTTTGAATTGTGTTAACATTATTAAAAGACTTTTTATAATCTTTTAATAATTTTATTATTTCATTTCTATTGATACATTTTTTATTTTTTTCTATTTTGTCAATTAGTTTCATTTTATACCTCTTTTTGTTAGTTGTTATCCATAATAATAGTTTAAAATTTCATTGTTAATTTTAATTGTGTTATAAGATCCAAGCTCAAAATTACCAGAATTATATAATTTTTTAATTTTAGATAATTCTTTTTTATGTTTTCTTTTTGCTTGTGTAACACTATAAAAATAATATGTTTTTTTATAATCAATAGTAATATTATCTCTGGCAATATATACCCACCCATTTATAACAATACCATTTTCATAATTAATATATGTTGTCATTTCTGAATAAGATTTCATTTTATACCTGCTTTTGTTAGTTGTTATTTATAATTCAAATAGATCATTAGTATTTATTATTTCAATTTCCCTAATTAATAAATAATTATTTCTATTGTCTTTTATAGTTGGTTTTATTCCATTTGTTTTTAAATGATTATATTTATTAATCATTTGACTATATTTATTTTGAATTTGATAAATATCTAAATTATCATTTTCAAAAAATATAAAAGATTTACTTTTATTTTGAGTTGATACTTTAATTGCATATTTCATTTTATACCTTCTTTTTTTAGTTGTTATTTATAATTCTGATCATTTAAATATTTCTTTATTGGTTTTTTTTATTCCATAGTGTTTAATGCTTAATAAATAAACAATTAAAACCATTAATAAAAAAAAGTAATAAGTAAATAAAAGTATTTCTTTAATCATCTGATCAGCTTTAAATATTGGTTATTATTAGCAACACATAGAACAAAAAGAACATTAAAAAACAAGTCAAAAACCCTAATATATGTTCTTTTATTTGTTCTTTTTTCTTGTGTGCTTTGCTTTGTTCATTGTCAAAATATCGCTTTAAAGCTATCATTTTAAGATTGTTTTTCATATTCTAACCCTTTATTAGTTATTAAGATTTTTTAATATATATTCTTTATTTTTAATCTTTTTTAATGTGTCTTTTGTTTTCTCATTTAAGAATATATTTCTATATTTTGATGTTGTTGTTGAATAATCCCATTTATTACAATCCAAATAAGTCTTATTATTTTTGTAGTCTATTATCGCAATAATTGTATTGTAAGATTGAAAGATCTTTTTATTTGTTGTATTAATTATGAATTGATTTGGTATCTTGTTACCATTATTTGATAACATATTTTTCACTTTGTATTTCATTTTTACGCCTCTTTTTGTTAGTTAGTGTTTAAGATCTACCTTTTTTAATGGTTGCAATACTACCAACAAATCCAATAACCATTGTTATTAGTAAATATGGTAGAATTGTAATTAGTTGATTTGCTACTATTTCTTGTTGTATTGGATCATTACTAAAAAAACTAATGTTTCCAGAAAAATCTGAAACTGACAACAATTTAATTAAGTAATATTCAAAGATCGCAACACTACCTAAAACCATTGTCATATATGTTCTAAATTTATTTTTCATTTTTACACCTCTTTTTGTTAGTTGTTTATTTCTCATATTAACACAATTTAATACACCTTTATTTAAAAAGCAACCATTTTATTTAGTTATCTATTTATTTTGTTAGGTTGTATTGATTAGATCATATTGTAAAGCCTACCCTTTAACTTTTTAAATGGTTAGATCTAACCTTTTAAGATCCTTTTTAAATCCTTTTTGTTGCTGGTTGGTTGCTGGTTGCTTGTTTAGATCCTTTGAAAACCTTTTTTTTTGCTTGTTGGTTGGTTAATACCCCCCAATGAGAGTATGAGCAAGGCAAGAGTGAGTGTATCACCATTACGCACAAAGTAGTGAAAAACGACTAACCAAGTATAAAAATATAATAATTTAATACTCTATATATAATAATCAATAATTAAAAATATTCCTCTAACTCATTGATATTGTTACAGTTACAAGGATTTATAGGTAAGAAATTTTTGACGATTTTTTACTGGACAACCAATCCAAACTTTATAGTGGTATTTTTTTGGTTTTTTTGATTAAATTGTGTGTATGCCAAGATATGATTACAAATGTGAAAAGACTGGAAAGGTATTTGAACACTTCCAGTATTTTGATGAACCTAATAGGGAATTTTGTAATTGTAAAGGCAAGAAACATAAAGCGAAAAAGCTAATTTCAACACCCCAAATTAGGGTAATGCGTAAAAATACGATGACAGATCGTAAACTTTACAAGGAATTAGATATAGAGTAGGAGATATAATGGCGAAGTTAAAAAAATGGAACAATTTGTTAAAAAACTCTCATTTACAGACGAGAAATCAAGCAATTATTGAGTTAAAAGAGGGTAAAGAAGTAGATCTTTTAAAAGAGGAAATACAAGAATTGGAAAATAATGGCGTAGAGCTTGAGGCAAAGAAAGCAGTCAAGAAAGCCAAAAAAGTTAAAAAATAATGTTTGAATATTGTGCATTAAAGGATAAAAAATGTTGTCCTTATGCTACAACATATAAAGGATATACTCATTGTGGGTTGCAAACAGGCAATCAACAGCAGAATAAAATAATATATATGAGCAAATGTCCATTAGATACAAAACAGTATGCCAGAAAAAAGCGATAGTATATTTCACAAGCCAAATGGAGTTGGAAAGGGCGACAAACCACGCAAAGGTAGTGATTTGAAAAAATATAGAGAGAATTGGGAAAAAATATTTAAAAAAAAGGAGAAGAAGTAATGTTACAATTTTTATTAGGATTAGTAGTAGGATTTGGATTGCATTATGCAATACTATGCACAAAATCAGGACAAGACGCTTGTAAGAAGTGTTGGGACTGGTGCAATGTAAAGAAAAATGCCAAGAAAAAGTAATTTTTTTGGTAGTCAACGAGTTAAGCGAAATGGTGCTAAAAAAACTCGACAAGGTAATAGCAAGAATACCAAACGAGGCACAAAGGTTTCAAAAAAATACTATAAAAAGAAATATAGAGGACAAGGAAAAAGACGATGAGTAAAGTAGCATTAAAGAAAGTCAATCAACAAGCTGCTATTGACTTAATGATCCATAATCCTGACTTAAATAAGACAGAATTAGCCGAACAGCTTAATTTAACCCCACAAACGATACATAATTGGTTTTCTGATGACAAATTTGTCGATATGTATTATAAAAGCTATATGACAGTATTTAATAGCAAATTGCCAATGGTATTAAGCAGTATGATACGAGAAGCAGTAGAGGGCAATGTAATGGCAGGACGATTGGTGCTTGAGCATAGTGGTAAACTGATTAAAAACATCAATGTAACAGTAGATAGTCCATTTGAAAAGTTTTTAAAGGCAAAAGATGCAGATTGGGAAATAATTGATGCTGAAAGCGAAGAAGTCAAAGAAGTCATAGATACCCTTCCAGAAAGAAATCCTAAAAACGACAAACCTAAAAAAAGAGAACAAGAGGAAAAGAAAGCAGTAGAGAAAATAAAGAAAGGAACAAAGTCTTATAGGAAAAAGCGTAAAGAGGATAAAGCAAATAGATACGCATTATTACAACGAGCTAAAAAAGTAGGGTTAGAACCATTACCAGCAAAGCGTCCTACCAATGCCGAACGAAGAAAGTGGTTAGAAAAGTTGTATGAATTAGAAAATGTTAAGAAATCCCAAACTCGTCAGGACTGATATTATACTTGTCAAACATTTCAGACATTTCCATTGAAACAGAAATAAAATCTTCTTGAGTTCCTTGTGGTAATAAAGAACTTCTCGAACAAAGAAAACCCAATAGATCGTTATTATGCCCAGAAATTTGTTTGATTTCTAATACGAGTTTTAATATTTCTTTTAATAATTTATCCATTAGAGTTCAAATGTTTTCTCTGCTATTTTACGCATTTTAGTTTTTAATTGCGATTCTAATTTTTTCTCTAACACTTCTTTTCCTTCTTGCCACGCACTTCCAAGCATATTATCATCAAATAATATTGGTAATTCATCAGATGTAAAAAACCATTTTCTGACACCTTTTTGCTTGTTGTTTTCATTGTCGTATAAATGATACGCACCATAGAAAACATTGTTTTTATTTGTTGCTTTATTTTTATCTGGTGCAACAATTACCCTATAATTTTTTTCATCTGTAAATATTTTAAGTGGAATACTATTTTTAAGTTTTCCCCTTAAAACCATATTATTTTGTTTTCCCTCATACCCATTTCTTTTAAGCCATCTTTTATAGCTTTTTGTGTATTCTGGATAAGGTTGTCCTGTTATATCCAACCCTTTAGAAAAAGAATCTTTAACTTTTTTTAGAGCTGCTCTACCTAAAGGTTTTAATAGGTTGTCGTATGCAAGTTTTGGAAACTTGTGTCCTTTTAGTTTGCTGAAAGTAACATTACTCTTTACTGTTATCTTCATCTTCTTCTACCTCTGGTTCTATTTGAACTTGCCTTGAACCGTTCTTTTCTTTGTTTTCTTCAATAATTTTTTCAGCTTCTTCTACGCTAATATCTTTATTTTCTTCAGCGAGTAATTGAGCTTCGGTAACAAGGTTATGTTTTAATTTATATTCGTTCAACATAATCTTATCTTGGGTAGTCATCGGATATTCAACTTCAGAGAAATCTACTTTAAATCGTTTTGGATCAGGTAATCCTAAATCGTTGAATTGAGATATAGCATATTCAACTTTATAGAAATCGTGTTCGTATTGACGATATATTTCTTTATCATCAATAAAATCTTCGTGGCGTTCTAAATCTTTAATCATTAGGGAGATACCACTTGGGACTTCTCCACCTGATTCTGCGAAAGTAACGAATAAATGATTGTTCAACGCCACCAGTTCTATTTGCCATTTGATATTTTCAATAACAGATTCTACACTACCTTGTGGAGATACAATATTATAACTGCTTCCTTCTGGCAATGATAAAATCTCATCTGAACCTACTCTGACTTGGTTATTGTCAGTAATTAAACCAGAAATAACTGGTTGTCCGAACATTTGGAAACGCAATCCTAATTGCATTTCTGTCATTGTGATATTAACGTGTTCGTTTGCACTAACTAAATCAGAAGCACCTTCAACGAAAAAAGAATCCAACTGTTCTTCTCTATGAGTAAATACAAAAGGGAGAATACCAAGATTATGCTTTACTTCTTCAAGAATATTACCGTTTTCATCAAACTTGACACAAATTTGTGAATCCCAATACGCATATTGTAATTCTTGCGTATCAGATATGTCAGCGTGTCCGTGCATCATAGGATATACGATTGCTTCTGGTTTATAAACGTTATCGCCAAAGTAGGGTTCAAAATAGTAAATAGGACGATAATCAAATTCTTGTTTTTCTTCATTGAACATAACGTATGTTGCACACGTTCCAAGTAAGCGTGTCATACGTTCCATTTGTTTCATACGAGCATTTTTAACTTCTGTTAATTCATCGTATTTCTTACTAACATTTCTTTTTGCACCAATCGTATAAATCTTGGACATACGATTAATGAATTTTTTAACAATGTTTGTATTATAATGTGGAATTTCTTGAAACGCATCGGATTTAAAATATGGTTCGATATACTGATCTGTTAATGATCCAGAGTAATAATCTAAAGACTTTCTTACTTCTTCCCTTCTTGCTTTGGATTGTTCTTTTTTAAAATTCGAAAGGGAATTTTTTATAATTTCTTCTGGTGTTAATATCATTTAATCGTTCCTATTATCTTGGTATTCTTCCAACGAAATTACTTCTAATTGGAAATCTATTCAAGATAAAATATCGAAAAGCATCGCAACCGTGTTCATATCGTCCATCTTTTATTGGATTGTTTGATATTCCTTTGCCTTCTTTTGCTTCTGGAAACCTATATCCTTCAAAATCTTCTGCAATGCCTACGCATTTTTTATCCACCTTGATTCTACGCAATCCTTCTGCATTTTCAAAGAACCCTCTACAATAACTTACCCCAGATTGTATATCACGAGATAATTTATCCATACGATATTGCACATATATTCCGTGTCGCCTCAATATATGAATATCACCCATACCACTTTGTCCTTGAACAAAGCTACCAGCAGGATCACCATAATATGCAACCACAGGATAATTTTTAGCTTTAATCATCTGAACTAATTTTTCCGTAGGGATATTTTGTTCGTGAATAATCTCATCTATAATATTAATATGCCAATTCCCATTATGCTGAAATGTTTGAAACCATAATACAGATGGCATACGATAACCAAAGTCCATTGAACAGTAGGTAGGTAAATTAACATCGTATGGAATATGTCCAATATCTAATTCTCTATCAAATGGATATACTCGTCCTTCCATACTCGTAAATTGTGCAGCAAATTCTTGATCAAATAACTCTTTTGACATATTACGTTTTCGTTCTTGTAGGAAAGAATCTTCATATCCATCTGGAAAAGCATATTGGTTTTCCCAGCTTGGCGATTGCATACTACACCAATTTTTATCTGATTGTCCAAGTATAAATAAATCATAAATCCAATTATACCCTTCAGGCGTAGTAATAAAGATAGCTTTTCCTTTTCTATCTACAAGCGTTGGAGATAAATACATATCCCAAATCTTTCTTGGCATTTTTGCTGCTTCGTCAATAATAAGTAAATCTACGCCTTCCCCTACTAATGAATCTGGGTTTTCACAAGACATACCTTCTACGGTAGTCCCCCACTTAAACTTAATATACTGTTCTTTTTCAGATGCTCTATCAATATCGTTTGCTTTACCAGCAACCATATCTTTCCAAATTTCTCGGAACATTAATCGTGATTTTTTGTAAGATAATCCAACAAGCCATATTTTTCGATTAGGTTGTGCAGCATAGAACTCTGCTTCACGAAACGCTGCTGTAGTTTTTCCATATCTTCTACCACAAATATTTACAAAATAAGTAGCATCAGGTTTTTCTGGAAAGTGTAGTTTTCGTTGTCCTTCGTGTGGTTTATACCCCATAAAGTCAAACCACTTTTGTTTAAATTCAAATTCTTCTATTTTTTTAGACATTTTAATTTGTGTTTAATTTAGTTATGAATTAACTTTATGGGAATATATAATCCACAAAAGGAGTTAAAATGTCTGAAGATACACAGAAACCAGCCGTAGAGGAAGCTGTAAAAGAACCTCAAGTCAGTCAAGACGCTAAAAAAGAAAATGAAGCTGTTCCTTATTATCGCTTTCAAGAGATTGTAAAAGAACGTAATGAACTTAAAGGAAAATTAAGTTCTTTTGAAGTCGAACAGGAAGAACAGCGTAAAAAAGTTTTAGAGGAGCAGGGCGAATATAAAACCCTTCTTTCCGAAGAACAGAATAAAAATAAAGATTTACAAGCTAAATTCGATCAAGTAAATGAATCTTTTAGTAATTATGTTCAAGAAGAAAGAAAAACTCTTTTAGATCGTATTCCTGAAAATAAGCGAGAGAAGTTTGAAAAGGTTGATGACTTATCGCTTTTGAGAAATATTGCTGAAGAATTTGATAAAAAATCTGGAGCAAACGTTGGGCAAGTTGAAAATCAGGTAAGCGTTTCCAAGTTTAAAGGAAACCCTTTTAATGAATTAGATACTAACTCTGATCGTAGAAGTTCTCATAAGGATTTATTAAGCCATTACCTTAAAAAACGAAAATAATTTTAACAATTTAATACCTTAAGGGGGTAAAAAATGGCTGATGGAAATGTAACAGTAACTACGGCTGCCAATTTTATACCTGAACTTTGGAGAGATGCGATTCTTGACTATGCTGAAAGAAAATTTCAGATTAAAAATCAAGTATCTGACTTCTCATCAATGTTAGCAGGTGGTGGCGATATACTACACATACCTAAAGTAACAGAAGAAACTGCTGCAGCTAAATCTGCAGGTAGTGCAGTTACTTACACAAATAACACCGATGGAAAGATTGACTTAACAGTTGATCAACATCACTACGAAGCAAAACGAATTGAAGATATTGTCAAAGTGCAAGAATCTGCTGATTTGTTTAATGCTTACGCACGATCAATGGGTTATGCTCTTGCAAAGAAAGTTGAAAACTATCTTGCAGTTGATGTAATCCAATCAGCAACAGGTAACGATGTTACTTTAAGTGCTGACAATACTATGACAACAGCATTATTGCGTTCTGGTTTACAGAAAATGCTTGATGCTGGACACGATTATACAGACGGAGATACTTGGTTTTACGGTTCTCCTGCTGCGTATATGAGTATGTTATCTCTTGGCGACTTCGCAGAAGCTCAAAAGAGAGGCGACAATGCTAATCCACTTGTCAAAGGACAAGTTGTAATGGCATACGGTATGCCTGTATTTGCGTCCACAGATTGGGACGACGATGGTGGAACTGGCGACGAAAGTGCTTCTATCTTTAAAAGAGAAAGCATCTATTTCGCACAACAAATTGCACCAAGAGTTCAAAGTTCTTATGACATTGATCACTTGGCAACATCTGTTGTAGCCGATGTGTTGTTTGGAGCTGCGTTATCACACGCTACTTCAAGCACAGCATTAGGAATTGTGAATTTTAACAATCCGTAATGACGATTAAATTGGGGGGTTGAAATATACCCCCCAGTAATCAGGAAATACTATGGCTAATTATACATCATCACACACAGGAGCTGTTATCGATGCAGCAGTTACTAAAATTGCTGCGACTACTTCATCTGCAACAGAATTAAATATATTAGATGGCGTTACTGCAACTACTGCTGAAATAAACATATTAGATGGCGTTACATCTACAGCAGCAGAACTTAATATACTTGATGGAGTTACTTCTACAACGGCAGAGTTAAATATTCTCGATGGAGTAACTGCTACAGCATCAGAAATAAATATTTTAGATGGAGTAACATCAACTGCAGCAGAACTTAATATTTTAGACGGAGTAACAAGCACGGCTGCAGAGTTAAATATTGTAGATGGTGGCACTTCTGCTACCTCAACAACATTGGCAGATGCAGATAGAGTGGTTGTTAATGATAACGGAACAATGGTTCAAGTTGCATTGACAGACTTTGAAACCTATTTTGAGTCTGCTTTAGATACTTTATCTAATGTAACAACAGTAGGAGCATTAAATAGTGGTTCTATTACTTCTGGATTTGGAAGTATAGATAATGGATCGTCTGCAATTACCACAACTGGAACAATAACTTATGGCAGTCTTTCCGATGGAAGTATAACAATAACTGCCTTTGTAGATGAGGACAATATGAGTTCTGATTCTGCAACATTAGTTCCTACACAACAATCTGTGAAAGCGTATGTAGATTCGCAAGTAACAGCACAAGATTTGGACGCCACAACAGATAGTGGCACGATTGCTATTGATTTAGATAGCGAAACATTAACAATAGCTGGTGGAGAAGGAATAGATACATCAGGAAGTTCTAACACAATTACGATTGCAGCAGAAGATGCAACTTCATCTAATAAAGGTGTTGCATCTTTCAGTTCTGATAACTTTAGTGTGTCAAGTGGAGCAGTTACAATTAAAGATGGTGGAGTTGCAAACGCTGAATTGGTAAATAGTTCTATAACATTTACACAGGGTGCTGGTATGGGAACACTTGGTGAAATATCACTTGGTGGTTCAGTTACGGTAGCAGTTGATGGAGTATTAGAAGATTTAGATACATTAGGTGCTGCTGGTTCAGATGGACAAGTAATAGTTGCGACAGGTGCAGGTGCGTTTCAATATGAAAGTGGATCAACATTAAGAACTTCTATCGGAGTAGATGCAGCAGGAACAGATAATTCAACCAATGTAACTCTTGTTACTTCTTCTCACGATTATCTCTCATTAAGTGGACAAGCTATTACACTTGGACAAATTGATATTAGCGATGATACGAATTTAT